AGGATACCCATGGCCGGTGACCTATTAAATTCATATCGTAACGCGAGTAAGACTTATGACGCCGGAGGCGTTCGCCTGGTCTGCTTAGACGATGACTCTCTGGATCCGACTGAATATGGAGCGTTTGGAGGCCGTACGGTTGTACCCAGGGCAAAAGACGAAGGTGGCATCATGGGTCTTACTGGTCCGGACAGTCGATACGGAAAAGGCGTATTGCGCCGGTTCTTAACAAGCGACGAACATGGGGGATTCAAGGTGGACAAGGAAATCGAAAATTTCAGAATAGATGAGCAGCGTCCGGACCTGTTCTCCGACGATCTGGCGTTAGAAGCCGCAGGGGTTGAACTACCAGATGAGATTGACACATCAGGAGACCTACGAAAACAGGCGTTAGACATGCTGACAGATATCCCGATGACACCAGCTACACCTGGAGCTGCGAGGCCAGATCAGCTAACTCAGATGCTGGGACTCATGGCGACGTTGGTGCAGAACCAGACGAATACACCGCCGAAGGTGACGCCAACACCGCCGGAAGGTAAGTCCGTTATGTTCTCCGGAGCTTTCGGAAAAATTACTGTTCAGTACGCTGACGTGAAGGTCGAACCAGAGTTTATAGTACTCGTCAGCACTGTGAACCAACAGACGAAATATGAACCACCAATGTCGCAAAATGCGATTAGCCTGAGTTACGCTGGATCTATTTATCAGGTAGTACATCTTGGTTTGAGTTTCACCTACAAAGGAGATATATTACTTTTAATGCCCATAGCGTCAGACTCGGACGGTCAAAATGCTCAGGAAAAACAGTAGTCAGCGAATTATTTGTGTTAAATGCCGGAAGCGAAAAGCCACTAGCGGCTTCGATGCGGAACCGGTGTGTGGTTCGTGCCGGATGTCCGAGGAAAAGAATTTAAGTAGCGTTGCCGCAACAGGAGACATCCATGCCGACCACAGTAAATCCGACCGCAGGAAGGGATCTTGATACAACCGGGGTAGCTAACCCGTTCCTGACGTATTCAAATCAGATATACCCGCGTACGATGGACGAGGTTCTTCAGTGGGCGGAATGGCTTTGGAGCCGGCACGGTGTCTACACCATGGCCGTGAAGCGTTCGATCCGGTACTTCCTGACAGAGCTCGAACTCTATGGAGACGACCTGTCGGTAGAAGAGCGAAAGACTTATACCAAGCAGCTACATAGGGATCATAACATCCTTGAAACCGCCGGTTTAATTGGTGACGATCTGATCGGATTCGGTAACACTTTCAGTAGCATTACACTCCCGATGAACCGGAGTATCCAGTGCCCTAAATGCGCCATGACCCGGACGCTTGCCAAGATGGTACCGGAAGAAGACTACACTTTTAAGGCGTGGAGTTTTACGTCCAAGTGCCCTGCGTGTGACTTCGCGGGAATATTCAACCGGGTCGACAACGTCGACAAGAGTGATCAGCACGGATTACGCGTACTGCGATGGGACCCAAGGGACATTGAGATCGACTTTTGCCGCCTAAGCGGTGAGCGTGAGTACTACATGAAGGTAGATGGCAAAAGCGCGGGTAAGATTAAGACCGGTGATCACTTAACGCTGTGTACGGTTCCGTGGGAGTTCATCGAGGCCGTCAAGGAGAACCAGAAGTTCAAGTTCAACCAGAAGACTTTCCGCCACTTCGGTATCGACCAGCCTGCCGGCTCCTTCCGAATGAATGAAGGCTGGGGTGTACCTTACTTCATGAACTGCTTCAGCCAGGTCGTTCAGCTCCAGATGCTTGAGCGTTACGATGAAGCGATTGCTACCGACTGGATTGTGCCATTACGGTATTTGACGCCAGGTGTCAGTAAAGCTGGGTTGGACCCACTGCAGACCTTCGGCATGGAAAACTTCATGGGCAACGTCCGCCAGATGGTCAAGCAACATAAGAGCGATCCAACGGCGTGGGGCTTCTTACCAGCTCCAGTTGACTACAATGTTGCCGGCGGAGAAGGGGCAGAGATGCAACAGGCCGAACAGATCGAGCGACGCATCGATATCTTGCTTACCACGATGTGTGTGGCTACCGAGTTCTATCGAGGCAGTGTCAGCTCCATCGCCGGGCCACCTATAGCACTTAAGTCGTTTGAAAAGTCGTGGAGCCATTTTACAGGCCCGATTGTCACGTGGCTCAACTGGTATTTGGAATGTTGTAGTGAGCAGCTTGGTTGGAACACAGTTCACGGTAGGCTAGTCCATACTTCATTGGCGGAGGATGAAGTTACCAAGCAGGTCAAGCTGAATCTGGCTAGTAGCGGTGTCATCAGTCAGACGACAGCGCTCAAAGCTTTCAATATCGACCCGGATATTGAGCGCGAACGTCTTAAGGAAGAAGCGAGGCAGCAGGCCGACGATGCAAGAGAGGAAGCGGCCAAGGAAGGCAAGGCCCAACAGCTTGATGAGTACATGCAATTGGGTGATCCAGTAGGTATCCCACCGAATGCGGCCCAGGCCAATATGGGCTTACCCGCCGGCGAAGCAGCTCCCCCGACAGAGGGTGGCGTAATGCCCGCGGGTCCAGGGGGTGGTATGGCTCCGCTTGGCGCAGTTCCAGGCGGGGGCGGTGGACCGACACTCGACCAGATGCAGGCTGATGCCGCACAGGCAGCACAGCAGATGTTCCAGAGTCCGACTAGAGCGAGTGAGCTTGCGAACATGAAGAAGACCGATCCGACCATGCATGCTCTTGTCAAAGCAGAGCTTGATAATATGGAGCAGGGTATACAGTCGCAGGCGTTGACCCAGGCCAAGCAGCAACAGCCCGGCGGTGGAATGTAGCTAGCCTCCGTGCTATATTATAAAGATAAACAAGGAGGCCTTATCACATGGGTAATATAATTGCTGCTGTGCAGTACGCATTGTTGCGGAAAACTGCTGCTATGCCAGTCCAACCGGCACCTGTTGCGCCCCCTCCAGCCATCGATCCGTGGACCGATAGGATTGCTAATATAAACGCACAGGCAAAGCACAAGCAAGATATGTTCAAGGCAAAGCAGAATATTCTTAAGGTTAACACCGAGGGCGCCAAGGTGCAGACTGAGGCGATGAAGGCAAAGAAGCTGCAGAAGGGTGTAGCTGCTTCTCAAGCGGAGATGCAGAAAGAAGAAGATCAGATGAGGCAAGAGCAGGCACAGCTTATGGCCCAGCAGCAGCAGCAGCAGCAACTTGCACAGCAACAGGCTGCAGCGCCTGAGCCAGCCAACCCTATGCAGCAGGCCACCGCAGACCAGCAGGTAGCTATGCAGAAGACTGCAGGCGCCGCACCATTTTATTTCGGGTTGCCCAATATCGCGCGGCTCAAACTTTTCGAACGACCTACCGCAAGTACTAGACGAGGAACCCACTCATGATCACTAGAGCTGACATCGTTGCGGCACGTGAAGTTGCCGAAGGCATTCCGAAGGAAGCCGCACTGTTTAACGATCCGGAAAAGAAGGCCCAGGCTGAAAAGATCGCGGCGCAGATCCAATACATGCAGACTCCGGTGTACATCGATAAGCTGGCTGCACAGAGTTTCCAGGGGCTTGCGGGGGAAGAGCTCGAAGCAGCCCGTAAGAAGCTGGCGACAGCGGAAGGCAAGAAGATGACTGACTTGTTCGCGCAGCACCAGAAGCTTTCAGGTGAAGCCGCAACAGGTGGTATGGTCGATCAGTACTCTGGTGTTGCTGGTGGACTCGGCGTTGCGATCGGAGCACTACTCGGCGGCTTGTTCGGTGGCGGTAAGGGGGCCCTGATTGGTGGTATCCTTGGCGGTATCGGCTTGTATGCTGCGCAGAAGCTTGGGTTCGGTGGTGAGAGTCTTCAGAACTTCTTCAAGACCAGTGTCGACAAGGTGCTTGGGCCTGCCGGTATAGAGATCGGCGCGGATGAGAAAACGACGATGATCCAAACCCTTACCGACAACACGCAGCAGGCTGTGGCCAACCTGGAGTGGGGCGACACAACTACTGCTGAAGGTATTAAGTCAATGTCCGAGAAGGGGCTGATTCCGGATACTTCTTCAGCACCCACCGTGCACCCAGAGAAGAACTATGGCGACGAGCTGTATGATAAGGCGCTTACACCACCAGCCGCTACCCCGGTTACAGCACAACCAGCGCAGACCGCACCAACAGCTACGCCCGTTGTTGCCCCTGACGTGAATGAGGCAACAAGTACTGCTATGGACGCACAGCCAGACCCACTGGCTGCCGAGAAGAACACACAGCTGTCCAAGCTTTTAGCTGAAGGCGCGAAAGCGAGGGCCACCGCGTACGGTCGGCAAAGGAACGTTAGGGCTGGGGCAAGGGAACGGAGTATCCCTCAACCTGTTAAAAACGCCCGAGATGATCTTAGCAGAGCTGTAACAACTGGGAAGACGGTTGCTGAGGATATAGGCAACAAGTCAGTCGACATAGCCACCTCCCCGGTGCAGGCAGTCAGGGAAGGTGCTGGTCTTGCAAAGGACGTCTACAACGCGGGTAAAAGCCAGGGCAAGGCAGGCGTTACACAGGGAGTGGATGCACTAAAAGCGATTCTCGGTGGTAGACCAGGAAACTAAAGTGAAGCTGAAAGAAGCCATATTGCGCAAGACGGCAAAGACCGACTCCCAAGCGTTGGCGAATGCTGCCGCCGTTGCAGGCGTTAAACCTGCGACAGGGCATATGGATCCGATTGCGCGTAAGCTTTACATCCAGAAAAAGACCATGCTGCTCAGGAAAGACTTGAACCCACAGCAGCGCGTGAACCTACAGAAAGGCGTGCAGCAGTACGAGGCAGAGCTCAATCGTCTGCAGAACAGCAATCTTACCTACAAGCAGGTGGACGAGAAGTCCGCAGAGAAGCATACGGCCCAGAACGCTGGAGCCAAGGCGAAGGTCCTAGCTAAACAGAAGGCATTGTCGGAAGGAAAGGATGAAGGGCAGGCAGAGGCGATTGGAGACGCTGCCGCTGCCATCGCAGCGGAACAGGTCGTAAGCAGGAATGTCCGGGGCACAGGTGACTGGGATGCCGCTTGGAATGGCGGAGGCCGAGCAGAAGTGGATGCAAACTTTGGTAAGTACATGAGTACAGCTCCGGCCGGGATCACGACCAGCTCACAGATTGACCCGAAGACACGCCAACGATTACTAGAGCTTAGCCCGGAGTACCAGAAAGCCCAGAAAGGTGTTAATAGGGTTGGATGGGCAGACGCGGCGCTGAACGCAGTGACCATGGGTAATTACGGCAACGCCCGACGTATTGCGGGAGCGTATGAGGGTGGTGGCCCGACCCCCGGTGTCCAGGGGCACGCCCAGGCAGCCCTCAACCGGGCAATACCCGGGAAGGTGGAAGCTAAGGCGCAACAGGCAGACAAGCAGTATGCTACCGAAATTAAAAAAGCTCCAGAAATGTACCGGAATGCACGAAACAGTAAGATCACAGGCTTCCTCAAGAACAACTGGGGTACGCTCGCCGGCCTTGGCATGGGCGCGATAGGTTTGATGGCACTAGGGCGTAATAATCGAGCAGCTGCACAAACAGCTGCCCCAGCTACCACACGTCCCCAGACCAACTGGGCAGCTAATAAGAATTTTGGACATGACTCGTATCGGCAGGCAGGCAACATGGCCCAAACTAGTCTTAAAAAGCCTGGTGGTATGTTCAACAGCTTTATGAGTGGAGTACCACGATGAGTGTAAAACTACCGAAGCCGAAATCTACCCCGATGGTTTCAACCACACCGAAGCCGTCCAATCCATGGGCCGAGCAGTTGTTTGGCAAGCAGAAGGAAGAGACACGTAGCGTTTATGATCGGGCGACGGATACCAAGGGTAACTGGGTGTCAAATTCGGATGTGGCTGCGCCTTATAAGGCGTGGCGAAAAGCCACTGTGAACCCAGCTGGAAGTGCTATGGCCGCGGCTGCCATTGCAGGTGCTGGTGCGTATTACGCTGCTCCTTGGTTACTTAAAAAATTTCGTGGTATAAATCGTAAGCTTCCAAAGTCTATGCAGCAGCCGATTAAAGACGATGAGATCAAAACGTCGCGGAACAGAATGGTACTACTTGCCGCACTTGGAGTTGGTGGTCTTAGCCTTGCTTCAAATTTTGATGCGAAGTACCCGGGGGCTAGTATGATGAAGTGGAACTACGCTCCGAAGGCGGGTGTGTCTAAGCAGGCCTCATTTGGGGGCTTTAGTAATGATGCGGTCATGAGTCAAGACATTATTCCATTGGATCATGCTAAAGAATTAATTGCCAATGACAAGTTTTTAACGAGTAACCAGAAGGCTGCGATCGGTACTATTTTTGATAATACACCAGATCAGCAAGGTACCGCGAGTATGGCAGACATTACGTCAGGAGCTATTCGGTCGGGGCTGGGGTTTGCCAAGGGCGCTGTTGCCGGTTATGCGCTTGGTAAGATCTTCGCGTTGCCTGCGAGTGTCACACGGGTAGCGAGTATCACCGGCGGGCTTGCTAACGCGTTTCGAACAAGTGGATTGATTTCATAGGAGTTTTATATGAGTGTGATAACAAAGCATTTGCGGAAACGAGCATTTGGAGCCGCACGAGCTGTTGAGGAGGTATCGGAGAATGCCTTGGGACTCATCCCGTACTTGATCGGTGTCCCGTTTGCAGGTGGAGCTGCAGTGGGTTATTTGGCATCAAAGATGTCGTCCCCCACTGACAGCGATAGAGAAGCACTCCAAGAACGTGTTATGGATGTGAAAGTTCGTGAAGAACTAGGTATTCAACAGCGTAGGCTTGAAGGGCTTAAGCAACGGTTGAGAGAGCGTAAGGGTATGAAGAGTATTTCACGTAAGCGAGATGCATTTGTATGAAGAAAGATGCTCCGAAGCCAAGTGGAAAGAAGATTGACGGTATCTACGAGGGTTTACCGTACGTAGGCCCACCGCTTAATCTGAAGACGGATGATCCATCGTACATGTTGCCACGGAAGGAACACGAGATCACCGTGCGCATCTACATGATGAACAACCCGGCGGACGTTAAGGAGTATGAGAAGGTAATGCATGAAGTAGGTCGGGGTTGGGCACAGATTTCACACGAGGATATCAAGTGGATCGAGCGCCACGAGACCTGGAAGGTACTGCTCAGAGTTTTACATCATAAATATATTGAACCGGAGGATATGTCCCGTGCGCAAAAGAGCTAATCTTACAGGTGGCTATGGTAATACGGCTTTTGGGCCTTCCGAGTCAGGCGGTGGAACGGCTGCCGCGTCTTTTGGGATGGCTCTTCCGGTCGCGGCGATAATGCTGGCGAGTTATGGCGGGTACACGCTTGCGAATAAGTCTTCAGATCAGACGGCCGCAGATCAGCGACGTAAACGTATTAAAGACAATCTCAATAGGTTGAGTAAGGCTAACCTTGATGTCTTGCGTAGTGTACGTAAGGAAGCCGGCCTGGGCGGAACCATGTTCAACCCCTTTCAAGGTGTGAAAGGGTTCGGCGGCCAAGTCTATGTTCCTGAGTGGTTTCGTCCATCCGGGTCTAACCGTACCACCCCTGCTGATGCTCTGGCGTTTAAGACACTGGCGCTCACCGCAACTTATGGATTGGGTGCTGCGGGGCTGAAGTATTTGCTTGGCTCCATGGAGCGTAAGAAAGAACTTCAATCCGGTAACGCGAAGATCACTGAAGCGGTAAAGGCGACTATGCCGATCATAAGCCCCGACGCGAATCTTAGGGACCTCGGTAAAGAAGAGCGTGAAGATGCACGAGGCCTCGAAGGTAATGTATTGCTTAAGGAGTCTGAGGAAAAAGGTTGGTTTGATTCCAAGATGGACGAGTATGCGACAGGCCACACAGATCAGACAAAGGGTTCTTTGTGGACCAGTACGGCGGCAGCGGTTCTGCTACTCGGTCTTGGAGCGTTCGGCGCTGGAGCCGTACTAACCAAGAACTGGGCAGACGATCGAGATCCCAATAGGGAACGTATCAAGCAAGCCGAGAAAGCTGCACGCCGCATGGCATTACAGGAACGACCACCGGCGATCGTCGGTAACATTGATCCGAAGATTAAGCAGCAACTAGATGCGCACATAGGCTCTGGCCGGCTGAATATCCGGCCAGCACTTGCGGCTGGAAGTCTCGAGGACCAGGAGATTGATCCAACAGACTCACTTTCCAAGAACATAGCTACGGTGTAACATGGCTGATTTTCAGACGAGACTGCTAGACCCCGTTAAGTCCGTTCCATACGACCCCACCGACTACAAGTCAGTGCGGCAGCGCCTGTTTGACAATACAAAGGCAGCGTTTAGTCAGCGATTTCCTGTCGAGAACGAACGGTTCGCCCTTGATGTGGATACCTTGGAGTATGGCGGCAAGGAGCCGACCTTGAAGGATGAGAAGAATGCGATACTGAAGAATACCAGTGTCACCAGGAAGCTCCGCGGTCGATTCAAGCTTACTAACAAAGAGACCGGTGCTGTCAAGTACAGTAATCCACGGGTCATGATGAATGTTCCACACATGACGAGACGGGGTACCTTTATCAGGAATGGTAGCGAGCAGGCTATCAACTACATGTTTAGGTTGTCACCGGGCGTCTACGCACGTAAGAAGGACAATGGGATGTTTGAAGCGCACGTGAACCCGAAGCAGGGTACAGGCGGCCAGTTTAAGATTGAGATGGATCCGAAGTCGGGTATCTTCCGACTACGCAAGGGTACCCGGGGATATAAGCTTTACCCATTATTGAAGCGCGCCGGTGTCACAGACGACCAGATCAAGAAGACATGGGGCCCCGATATCTTGGGCGCCAATAGGCAGTCCAGTGATGTGCCGAACCCACAGCGTAAGTACACTGGTGGTGTGATGAAGGAAGCAGCGGACGCATCCGCAAGCTACGACGAATTGCTTGAAGCTATTACGAAGTCTGAGCTTGATCCCGTCTCTACTGCGATTACGCTCGGAAAGGCGCACAAAATGGTGACGCCAGAAACGCTGCTTGAAGCGAGCAACAAGGTTTTGAAGGTCAGTAAGGGTGAGGCGGAGCAGGACTACAGGGATAGCTTGGAGTTCCAGAAGATCGATGGCCCGGCTGATTACTTTGGTGAGCGTATCATCCGTGATGGTGGTGGTATTGCCAATAGTCTACTGTGGCGTGTCTCGAAGAAGGGCGATTTTGCTGACATTCCGACAGCTTTCATGAACAAGCACGTCGATGCCATCTTCAACGAGGCGCGGCATGCCACCTATGTCGACGGAAGTAGTCCATTTTCTGGTATCGACCAGAGTACCAAGATCACCCGGATCGGTGAAGGTGGTATCTCTGGCGTCCGAACAGCCCCGAGCGAGACCCGATCCGTGCAAGACACGTTCGCCGGTTTCATTGATCCAATCCGCAGTTCGGAGAGCCTTCTCGTTGGATTGGACATGTACCTGTCCAACGGTGTGCGCAAGGGTGACGACGGTCGACTTTACACTCAGCTGAGGAATGCTAAGACTGGTAAGGAAGAGTGGGTCGATAGCTTGACAGTAGCTAGATCCATCGTGGCTACGAACAGAGAGCTCACCAGTGACAAGAAATTCATCCCGGCAATACGCGGCAGCAAGGGGGTCGGTGTTGTCCCCAAAGGCGATGTCGACTACTTCATTATGGACGACACCAAGATGTTTAGTTTGGGCGCCAACAGTGTTCCTGGTAAGAACGGCATCATGTCTAACAGGCTACTTATGGGTGGAAAATATTCGACACAGGCATTGCCACTGGCCGATAGGGAAGCACCCCTTGTACGTAGCCGGCAAGGCGATATGACGAACGAAGAAGCTGTCGGCAAGTTGCTTGGCACTAGTCAGGCGTTGGAAGGTGGACGCATTGCCAGTGTCGATGCAGACAAGATCGTTGTTCGGGGACTGAAGGGGTCACAGGAGTACGAGCTGTACGATAACCACCCGTTCAACCAGAAGGGATATCTTCGTAGCATCCCACAGGTAAAGGTCGGTGATGAAGTCAAACCCGGTGCAATACTGGCGAGCACCAACTACACTGATCCAAAGGGCGTAGCTGCACAGGGGCGCAACTTGCGCGTCGCGTTCATGCCATGGAAAGGAATGAACTTTGAGGACGCCATAGCTATTAGTGCTACAGCAGCTAAGAAGCTGGCTGCCGAAAAGATGTATAAGAGCCGGATGCCAGTGTCGGATAACACTGAGTTCGACAAGAAAGCGTTCATGGGGAAGTTTTCAAGTAAGTTTACGAAGGATCAGATGGATACTATAGGCGACAAAGGCGTCGTCAAAAAGGGAACCGTGCTCAGGCAGGGTGATCCCATGATCGTAGCCGTGCGGCACAATGATCCTAAGCCCGGTAGCATGGGTCGTAAAACAAAAACAGCGCTGATGGAGACGTGGGACCACAAGTACGAGGGAAGAGTAGTTGACGTCGACATCGGCGATAAGCATGCGAGTGTATACACCCGGGCGAACGTTCCGATGGCCACTGGCGACAAGATGTGCTACTCAGAGGACACTGAGATCCTTACGAACTGCGGATGGTATCCTGTGAAGGATATATTGCCTGGGGTTATGAAGGCCGCGTCTTTGAATCCAGATACTGGGGAGATTGAGTATGTTGATATAGTGACAAACCACCGGTACGATCATATCGGCCGAATGCACCTTGTGGAGACAACACAGGTAAGTTTGTGCACTACCTCGGAGCATAGACAATACGCAGCACCAAGGAAGCAGAAGAGCTATAAGACTGTCTATGACTTTGGCCTACATAAGTCTGTCGATCTGTTTGGCAAGCGATACAGGTTATGTAAGACAGGCAAATGGGGCGGTGTGCGGAAGGAGGCGTTCAAGCTGCCGGATGTGACTAACAAATGCGGTCAGGGCGGAGTCTCACTGAAAACGGTACCAGGGCCGGAAGTTCCCATGAGGACCTTCCTCACCGTTCTCGGGCTTTACCTTTCTGACGGTAACATAGTTTGGCAGGAGAAGACCGGCGATTACGGTTTTGACATCTGCGCAGTGAAGGGGGATAACCCACAAATTGTTCGGGACACACTGGACGAGCTGGGTTTGAGGTGGTCCACGACAGGCGACAAGGTCCGAGTGTACAGTAAACACTGGGGAACATACCTACGGCAGTTTGGTAAGGCACACGAGAAGTTCATACCGGAGATCGTGTTCAAGCTTCCGCCCGAACAGGCGGAGGTGTTCTACGAATGGTTTATGTTTGGTGACGGGCATAGGACGCAGCCCGGTCATGGTATTACGACAGTATCCAAGCAGCTTGCTGGAGACTGGCAGCGCCTTTGCCTACACCTTGGCATGTCTGCAGGGTACAAAAGCATACCAGCGCATGATACCGAGATCATGGGCAAGAAGTGCCATGCACGCGAGTGCTACAAAGTGTCCACATATAGGGTAAAGAACAACCCAACCATCAACCATGGGTATAATAAGACACAAAGTGGACAGGAGGAATCCTGGGTCGACTACGATGGAATGGTGTACTGCCCCGAACTGGAGCGGAACCATATCGTGTACACACGCCGTAACGGCAAGAC